ACTTATGTGAAACCAAAAATGAGCTGTACATACTGATTACGGCAGTCGACCTTAGTGTCTACCCCTTAAATAGACTGACGCTTGTGTATATCTGGGAAGCATAATGCTTGTGGCTATTTAGCTGCGGAGGTCCTACCACTCCACCAATGTAGAGACAGGACATCGCTCTGAGGTGAGCTTTGTACCCGTGTAAATAAAAATACCTTACCAACTTTACTCTAAAACAAAAGTCTGTGGAGGACTATAAACTCTACACTTATGTGCCCCAATCTGGAGAGGTTGGGATTTCACAAATGGAAGGCTCTGCTGCTGCCACTGAGCAGATCACAGCCTTTTCAGACCAGGAAGCTGGCTGGACCACCTGTATCAAAGGAGGTTCCGATGCCACTATGAATCTATCTAGCAACTCTGATTCTGATTTAGGAAACTTTTTGGAACGTCCCATACGTATTCACGAAGCACCCTGGATTATGGGTCAACCCCTGTTTACAACTTTTAACCCTTGGGTCGACTTTATGTCTAATCCCCGAGTCAAGGAGAAAATCGCTCACTATGAACTATTGCGAATGAACCTTCATGTTAAATTTGTTATCTCAGGGACAGGCTTTCACTATGGTCGAGCACTTGCGTCTTACAACCCGTATTTGTTCGATGAGATCACTATCCAACGTAACTATTTGGATGTTGACCTAGTACAGGCTTCACAAAAGCCTCATATTTTCCTGAACCCAACTACTAACTCTGGTGGACAACTCGATCTACCTTATTTCTACCATAAAAATTATATGTCATTGTCCGAATTTGACTCTACCCGTATGGGCGACATCACTCTTAAAAGTTTTGACGTCTTACGACATGCTAACGGTGGTGACGATCCTGTGACTGTTACTGCTTATGCTTGGGCGTCCGATGTTGTTCTGACGATGCCTACGAGTCTCACTTCCCTCACTTATGAGCCACAAGCTGGTAAGATGAACTCTGGAGATGAATATGGTAAGGGCATTATCTCTGCTCCAGCTTCTGCGATTGCGCATGCGGCTGGGCAGTTGACAAATGTTCCTATCATCGCACCTTACGCTAGAGCGACTGAAATGGTTGCTAAAGGTGTTGGTGAGTTAGCTACTCACTGGGGGTATTCCAGACCCCCAATCATTACTGATATAGTGCTCCAAAAACCCAATCCTACTGGGAACATGGCAAATACTGATGCGGCTGATGCTGTTCAGAAACTGTCTCTTGATTCCAAACAGGAACTAACTATCGACTCCCGAACTACCGGACTCGATGGCACTGATCAAATGGATATAGTCAATATTGCGAATCGTGAGTCCTACTTAACTCAATTTACGATGACCACTTCTGACACTCCAGACAAATTACTCTGGAATTCTCGTGTTTCTCCCTGTTTATACAGGACTAGAGAGGACGAGATACATCCCACACCGATGTCTATGATATCTACGCCGTTCACTAATTGGCAAGGTACCGTTAAATTTCGGTTTCAAATCGTGAAGTCCAGTTTCCACAAGGGACGATTGTTGTTTCGTTGGGACCCCCGATCACATGGGGCGAACATCGAGTACAACACTGTATACTCACGTGTTATCGATCTTGCCGAGGATGAAGACTTCGAGATCGAAATAGGTTGGGGCCAAGCTTCCCCATTCCTACAGGTTGAACAAATGCGTGGCGACACATCAGATCTTTTTGGTGTTACTCGTTTACCCACGTCGTACGCCGAGAAGTTCAACGGCATTTTGGAGGTCAATGTACTAAACTCGCTGGTATCTCCAGCTACTGATACTCCAATCAGCATCAATGTTTTCGTTTCGTGTTGCGATGACATTAAGTTTGGCGGTATTTCCACCACTGCTATGAAAGCTTTATCGATTTTTAAAACACCGCCAGCTGCACAGCTCGCTACTATCTATGAGCCGCAGTCTGGTATTGTGGACGGAGCTGCCATCGCTGGCACTTCCGAAGGGGCTGTAGACTCCCCCGTCGCACCTGATCCTATTCAAGCC